TTTTTCTGTTATATTTTTCATGCTTATATCTAAATGTGGAGCAATCTGTTTCTCTATTATCTCGTCGATTTCTTGAAGTGTAGTCCATGTAAATTTTCTACCATTTAATAGTTTTTCAACACCTCTTGGTCCTAAAAACATATTATATACTTCTATTTCTTTTATAAAAAAGTCATTTAATGCTCTGATTTTATCTTCTTCATTTTTAGTTAGTAATTTCTTCCCTTTTACATCTTGCCTTTTATCAATTATTAGCATTTGATTTTTTAAGTTCTCTTTATTCTTTTTATCCTTTTCTAATAATTCTTGATACCTTAAGGGCAACTCTATATCACACAAATCGAATGTCAAATATTCTCCTGTGTCTTTTCCATCTTCTGTTTCGATTTTAAGTGTCAAAACATCACTTTTATTTAACTTTATAACATTGTCTGTCATGTTATAATCTCCTTTCTTTTTCTAAAAAAATAAGGTAGGTGATTTATTTCACCCACCTCTCTATAAGCCTTTTTATAAACTTGTTGTTGGTGTGAATGTTGGTGTAGTGCCTGTGAATGATACTGTTCCTTCAATTGCATCACCATCATAATATATGTCATATTCTATTTCTGCATTTTCACCCATATAGTTTGTTACTGTAATAATAACATCATTTTTCTTTGCAGGATATGTTGTCCCTGTTCCATTCCATCTATCTATATCTAAAACTTGTGTTTTGTAGTTTAATTGGTCACGTCCTGCATTGATAAATTCAAATACAGGGTCCCCTTTATAACACTTCTGTGTTACACTACCTTGTTTTTGATTAGAAGAATGGTCATTTCTTGCATTATCTTCAATTATCCATTTTTCAGTATCAACTTGTGGGTTGAATGCTATTCCATATTCAGTAATTCCAACACCTAGTATATCCCATTTTTCACTTTGAGCAGTAGGTGTGGTGTTTAAATATGTTAAGAACTGACTTCTTTTTACTTTTTCAATTCCACTTGGTACATAATCTGCCATTAATTATCCTCCTTTTTCGGATTTTCTAATTCTCTTTTAATAAGAACTAAATCTTTATATGTTAGAGGCTCTATAAAACCTTTTTCATTTAGCTTTACTATCTGTTCATAAGTTAAGTTATGTATTTCATCACCTTTTATGAACTCTCCTAAATTACTTGTAAAATCTATTCTAGCAATTATTTTCATGGTTTTACTCCTCTCTATATGTTATTTGTATTTGTATATCGAATGTTGCAGTTTTGCCATCATTATTACTAATCATAGTTCCACAGTTTAAACATTCAATACTTTCTATGTTTTCTATTTCAGGCAAATTGCCTTCTTCATTATTAGTTTTTATAGCTTTTTCAAATTGTTCAAAAAACCCTATGTTTTTTAGATTGATAATAGTATCTTGTGAATATGATTTACGACTTCTAAATGAGTACACATCTCTACGTTTTACAACTCCAATTATCCAACTTTCAACTTCTGTGTCTGTTGGTATTTTATCTAAAGAATAATCTCCAACTTTATTACTTAACATATTAGCATTAATTTGATAGTTACTATTTGTTGATAGACTATTTAATATGCTGAATAAATAATTTCTTAACTTTGTTATTCTATAATCTTCCATTATTATCCTCCACGATTAATATATTTTTGCACTTCTCTTATTACAGTTGATAATTCTGCACTTTTCATTCTTTCATCCCAATATGGTCCCGTTCCAGGTGTAGTATAATTTGATACAACATGTGAACCATCTTCTCTCATACCATAATATTGATAACTTGCATAAGGAACTTCATAGGTTATACTATCAGGTTGAATAGTAACAATAGTTCTTAAATCACCATTGTCCATTGGAACATACTTATCCATGTGTTTATAACATGTGTTTGCTATAAACTTTTGTACTCTACCATTAGGTTCAATACCTAATTGTACTTTTATTTCACTAGGAGGTTTTAATTTAACAGGCATTTTACTTGCCCCCTAAATGTATATGTCGATTATTTCCAAAGTCATTATTGTTAATGCTTGTTATGTTATATATTTCATAGTTGGATAAATCATCTTGTGTTTCTATATTGGTGTTTAAAGTGCCTTTTACTACAATATCACCTATTGAGAAGTTTCCAATATCTAAATTAGCATTTAGGTCGAATGGTATTCTAATTTGAACATCATTGGCATTTTCATATCCCTTGTTTATTCCTGCACCTTTTCCACCAAAAAACCAAACATGAGTGTAATTATATCTTTTCCATTTTTCTAAATGTGTTGCTACATCTAAACCATCATAATGATAAACAGTTAAGCTCGAATTGGTTATCATTAATTTACTCCATTATAGATAATATGCTCTTTATTTACAATTACACCATATAAATCATTTAGTATAATATCATCTATTTCTACTTTCTTTGATTTTACAATTTCTTGTATTTGAGTTGCATCTAATTGGTTATAACTTACTGAGTAACCATCTGTATTTTCACTTGCTATTGTTCCATTAGAACTACTTGCACTTGATATACTATTATTATAAGTCTTTACTGCTTCTATTAGATGAAAAACACATAACTTTACTTCACTAGGTATTTCATCAATTCCTACTAATCTTTTTTGGGTTTTTAAATTTATTTGTTTTCTTGCTTCAAATTCTAATATATTAAAAGGCATTAAGCCAATTGCAGAACCACCTAAACTTTGATATTCTGCATAAGATAGGTATTGTCCTTCAAATGTCATAAAATGCCTCCTTTAAATTAAAGACTTGCTTCTGGTTTTAAACTTGCAAATGGGAAACGAGTTTCTCCATCGTTTTCTGCATTTACAGGGTTTGGAATTTCCCAACCTAAACGCATAACCACACGCAAAGCAACCATATCATCTTGTGCTAGGTTGTAAAGAATTGAGCCATCGCTTGGGTCTTGAATTACTGCCTCTGTTAATACTTTGTAAGTAATGTCTTGGCGAATAGAATATACTGCTTGTGAGAAATCTCCTACTACTAATGTAGCATTTGCTTTATTCCAAGCACCATTATCCATAAATTCTCTACGGATAGAACCAATTTCAGTTGTATTTAATGGTTGTCCTGTTGTATCTAACATCATACGGAATTTACCTTTTAATGCAGTTCCTCCTAAGATACCATTTACATTATATCCACTTTCCTCAACTTTAACCATTGCATCGTTGATGTCTGAATATAAACCATTTTCAGTTTCAGTTACAGAAGCTCCTGCAGAATTGATACTTGGTACTAAACCTGTTCTCCAATCTGTTGGCTTATCTGTACCAAAGAAAATAGCTTTATCAATTTTTTGTGCAAATGCTTCTACTACTCTTGGTCTTACTTCTGCCCAAATATCAATTGAAGCATCGTTTAATAAATTTTCTTTGATTGGAACAATTACTGCTAATTCTGCAATGTTAATGAACTTTTTGTCCCAAGCCATCTTTGTAATATTTTTTCTACCATTGCTTGAAGTTTCATCTACGAAATAAGCTACTGGTAGTGAGTCTAATACTCTCAATTTAGTTTTATCACTTGTTGCATTAGGTAATCTTTTAAACATACTTAATGCTTTTGACTCTCTAATTGTTCCTTCAAATATTTCATTTGCTACTTGTGTTTCAATTAGAGCATCTACGTCATTTCTGACAATTCCTGTTGGACTAGGCATAATTTAATCTCTCCTTCATTTTTTAATTTTTTGCCCCACGTAAAATATCATTCATAATACTATTTGTGGTTATTTCTTTTTGCCCACCATTTGATAAGTTTGGTGAACTTTGCACCTTTTTTACTACTACTTCCCCAAAATATTGTGGATTGTCGGCTTTGTAATTTTTTAGTGCAGTATCAAAATCTGTGCTTTCATTAACTAGCCCCATAACTTCACTTGCTACAAATTTTTGAAATTCTTTTTTTACATCACTATCTTTTACTTTTAGTAATGTTTTTAATTGTTGAATTTCTTTTTCTTTTGCAGTATTGCTATTTTCTAGTTCTGTTAATTTTTCACTATCATTTTGACTTGTTTTTTTCCACTCTAAGAACTCTTTATACTTTTCATCTTTTTGCCAATCGGAATGCGCTTTTTTTACTCCTGCATTAAATGAATTGTCTAAATCTTCTTTAGTGTACGTTTTTGTAGTTTCTTCAACTACTTCTTCCACTTTCGTGTCTTTGTTATCTTCCATAACATTTTCTCCTTTACTTTTAAGACTTTAAGTTGGTCTATTCCACTAAATATGTGTCGTG